TCGGTGGCCAGCACCGGGCAGTAGCGCAGCGTCGCGTTCAATGCCGTCATGAGGTCGGCAGCCAGGTAGCGCTCTGCGTCGGTCTCCGTGATCGGTGGGTGCTTCGGATCGCAGAGGTGGCCGTAGCCGATGGTCCAGTAGCCGGCTGGGCAGACGTAGGGATGCGCGCGGCCGGGCTCGTTCTTCGGCACGCGGTGAAAGCCCTCGAAACGCTTGGCCTGATCGATGGCCGCCTGCGGAACCGCGATCACGACCGCACCCGGTCGAACACACGTCCGAGGAACCAGAAGTTCAGCACGCCGGCCCACAGGGCTTGGTCGGCATCGGTCCAAGCATGGACGATGGCGACGCCCCAGTCGGCACCGCCTTCGATGGCAGCCACGAAGGCGGCCGTCTTGGCGGCGCAGTACAGTGCCATGAACCAGTAAGTGATGACTGGACGGACGCTGCTCGACAGAGCGTCGGCCCAGCGGACGACACTTTTTTCGCCCTGGGTGCGAACGGCTTCGCGCAGCGTTTCTATCGCCCCCACGTTCCACGCCGCATCGGCACCGGCGACGATTTCGTCCATGCGCTGAGCACCGCGTAGCTTCTCGAATTCGAGCGCCTTGTCCTGCATCGCCAGTTCGTGGCCACGCTCACCTTTGCGGTCGAGCCATTTCAGGAGTTCTGGCGCGAGACGGAAGGCCCCGCCGAGGAGACCACCGAGCAAGGTCTCGATCATTGCGGGCCCCCCATCAGTTTGAGCTTGATGGCGGCACCGACCAGCAGAGCGGCCAGGATGCCGGTGGTGATGACCTTGACGGTGGTCTGCCAGGCCGTGCGCCGGGCATCGCGCCAGGCTTCCAACAGGTCGCGCAGTTCACGGATGTCGCGGGCGGCGTGGCCGTTTTCCAGGCCAAGGTGGGTCAGGACACGCTCGGCTCCGCGTTCAGCGGCGCGGTCGAGCAGTTCGTCGAAGTCCTCGCGTCGCAAGAGCAGCATGTTCTCGACGAGCGAAGGCTGTTGTTGTTCGGGTTCGGTCATTGCGGTCTCCAGAAATGCGAAACCCGCCTCGCGGGCGGGTTTCTGGTGGGTACGAAGATGGGAAATCAGATGGCGAGGCCTGCGCTCCAGCCGGTGGACTTGTAGGCCGAGAGCTTGGCTTCGTCCTCGATGTAGCAAAGCCAGCCGATCTTGGGCGCGTGGTACTCCCAGGCATCGGCGATGCGCACCGCGATCTGGTTGGCTTTGCCTGCCCACACGCCAGTGGCGGCAGCAGGAATTAGGTAGCGATCGCCGTTTGCGGGGTTGGCTGGAGGCGTGGTCAGGTCGCGGTCTTTCACGGAAAGACCGACCACCGCGCCCAAGCGCTTGAGGTTGGCGTCCATGCCGGTGTCCCAGCCGCTCTCGCCGAGCGTCCAGCCGTAGTTGAGTCCAAGGTTCGGGTCGGTCGATGACATGGTTTATCTCCAGAGATTCGATGTCTGGCGAATGCGTCGGACTGCGTCCGGGTCGCCGGTGCGATGGCTTTGCTGCGGGTGCTGTCGCCAATGCCGCCCAACGACAGGCAGGTACAGCACCCCGCCGCGCTTGGCCACGAGCAGGGTCAGCAGCCAGTCGGCGAAGTTGTTGATGTCGCTGGTTTCCTTGAGCACGGCCTCAACGGCCGCTCGACGCATCACGATCAGGCCGTGCACATGGCTGGCGCTGTTCGCGTGCTGCCAGCGGCTGTAGGCCAGACGCCGCACCGCAATGTCGTGGCCGTTCTCGTCGGTCAGCGCCTCATCGGTGTAGGCCATCACCGCTTGTGGGCAAGCATCCAATGCATCGGCCAGTTGTGTGAAGGCGCTCGCTCCGTACAGATCGTCGGGATCGACGAAGGACACCAGCGGCAAGGTGCCTTGCGCATAGCCTGCCGCGCGTGCCTCACCGATGCGTCCCGGAATGCCCGGTAGAACATGCAACTGGATCGGCGCACCTTCAAGACTGGCGATACAGGCCTCCCGCCATTCGGCAGGTTCGTTCAGGGTGAGCAGATGAACATCAATGCGTGCTTCCATCACACACCTCCCCAATACTGTCCCCAGCGCAGGCCGTAGCCTGCGCGATCCATGACCCGCACCTGCGGCTGCCAGCTGCTCAAACCCTCGCGCTCGGCACTGATTTCGACGGTGATGCGCTCGCCCAGCACACCGGCATCCAGCGCGGCCACTGCTGCCGTCCAGATAAAGGCAGTGCCGAGCAGTCCCGTTTCGGTGTGCGCCAGCACGCCGTTGCGATTGCGGATACGCAGCGTGTAGGTCACGCCCAGTTCAGGCCCGATATCGCCTTCGTCTTGCTGCACGAGGTAGGCGGTCTGCTGCGTGCGGTCGCGATGGGCCCACGCGACGGTGATGTCACCGGCCACCACGGCAGGCTCGGTTTGGCCATTGAGGCGGATGCGACCGGGGGGATACGGCAAAGCCTGCCGACCGGCCAGCACGATTGGCTGGCCATTGGTGGCCAGTGCCGGGTCGCCTTGATCGGTCGACGTGCGCGGGATCGCGCCCACGAACACCGATTCACCCGGGGCGCGTTCAGCACCTTCCGATGCCAGCCATTCGCCCACACCAATCAGCCGTGTGCCCAGTGCATGGGACTGCGGTGTGGTGTCGAGCACGCCGCGTGCGAGATCGATGGTCGCTTCGGCGGCATCGAAGGCTAGGATGGCAACGGCCTCTGCAATCGCCCCACTGGCATCCACCAGATAGGCGTAGTCGCCCACGGCCAGTCTCTCCGGCTGGCTGATGGCCGTCACCGGCACACCGATGGCATCGAACTCGCTGGCAGGCAAAGCCACATCGAGAGTCAGCAGTGGTGCGTAGTCTTCGCCCACCACGGCAGTGAGGTCTCCGCCCGACGCGCCGGTAGCCAGTTGCCAATTCAACTGCCCGCTGCCACCGGCGGCCGCTAGCGCGCCGAGATAGGTGTCCGTGTCGGTCAGGTAGGCCAGGTCCGCACGCGACAAGCGCCGGGCCAGTTCCCAATACGGCACCTCGACGGCCAGCACCAAGGCGGGCGGCAAAGGTTCGATGGTCGGCTCCTCGACGTGCGGTGGCGGGGGCGACAGCACGGTGTTGCTCATCCCGAACACATCTTCCATGGCTTCGATGCGCCACTCTGCCGCTCCCAAGGTGCCGGTGTCGACGCCGGTGACGCGCACCACCATCTGATCCACACCCAAGCGTGGCCAGTTCAGCAGAAATACATCGCCCGGCAGCGGCGCACGTTCCAGGGTGTCGCGTGCCACCGTCAGACTCATCCGGGCCAGGGGCGAACCCAAGGCACGCAGGTCACGCAAGGCCAGCCGCGCGGCCAGTGGCCCGTAGTTGACGCCCGGGTAGTCTCGGCGTTGATTGATCACGCCGCCTTGCAACTGAATCGCGGCAAGGTTTTCCACAGTGACGGTGGTGTCGCCGCCGGTTTGCCAGTCGGCGTAGACCACGGTCAGCTCGTTGGGCAGCTCACCCCACTGCGCGCGCTCGAAACGCTCCAGCCGCACGATCTCGTCCGGCCCCAGCTGCGGCAGATCGTTGACCCAGTAGTCGTCGCGCAGCAGCTTCAGCTCGAAGGTGCCTTGTGCCGGATCGGTGTAGAGAATGCCGCCGATGTGGTCGATGACCTGACTGATGAAGCTCTCGATGGGCTGCTGGAGGGTCCAGATCAGATTCAGGCCGAAGCCTTCATCCGACAGGGCCCACGCCGCATTCCAGAAACTCCAACCGATGCTGTCCTGCGGGTAGCCCATGCCCCAGTGCGGGTCGGTCAGGCATTGCACCAGGATGTGGGCCGGGTTCATGCCGACACTGATCTCGCGGCCTTGGCTGTCATCCCAGGCGCGGACTTCGGCGTTCCACTCCATCCACGGATAACCGTGCCAGCCCGCCGTGAAACGGCGCACGCGCACGGCCCACGGCTTGATGTAGGGGTTGTTGGCCGCAAACAGAATCTTGCGCGCCACCAGTGACAGCACGCCCCGGAAGGCCGGAATGGCTGGCCCAAGGCGGCTCATCAGGTAGTCGTTGCGCCCCTGACCGGGGCCACCGGGCAGCACATCGATGCTGCCGACCACACCACCTTCACGCTCGTCACCGCCAAACAGCGTGGGTTTGTGGATACCGAGGGTGGTCAGGCCGTGCCCGCTGGACAGCGGCCCCCGGTCGGCATCGCCCCAGGCGGTACGGTCGCCCATCTGGATTTCCTGCACGGCATCGACCGGCCCTTGGCACAGCACCAGGTGCAGTCCCATCCGGTAGCGGTAGCCGACGGTTTGCTTTTTGCTGCTACCACCCATCAGCGAGGCTCCTGTTGCCTGGCATGCTCAACCACACGCCACGCCATCGCATCGCCAGTGGCCAGCAAGGTGTCGGCAGCGCAGCCGTGACGCAGGAAGGCACGGAAGTCCAGGTCGTGGCGGGCAAACCAGACGCGCGTGCCGTTCACGCACAGGCCAACGGCGCGCACATCGTCGATGGTGACGATCACGTTCGTTTTCATTTCTTGCCTCCTTTCTTGCGAATGGGGTCGGCTGCGAGATCGCCGTACCAGACGACGTTGGAGCCGCGCAGCAGCACGGTGCCGAACACGACCGGGATCGGTCGGCCTTCTTCTGCGGTGGGGGCATCGACGTCAGACAGGGATGCCGGTTTGGGTTCGGGCGGTTTCGGCGCGAGCGCGACCGAAACCAGCGCCGCCACCACGATGACGACGAGGTACCACATGGTGATTTCTCCAGGGATTCAGAACACGCCGGTCGAGAACGGGTTTTTGCTCGGGATGGCGGGAAAGCCGCCGTAGTTGTCGAGGTTGCCGAAGCGCGACTCACACGTGGCCGTGCTGTGATCGCAGCCGACCGTCAGCAGCACCTCTGTGCCGACTTCAATGGCCACCGGATAGAGCAACTCGACGCCACCACCGTAGTCATTGACGATCATGTGGCGCGCACCTTCCGGGGTT